CTTTTGCAGGCAAAGTATGGACAGGCATTGGCGGATTGTTTGACACAGCCTGGACAAAGGTTACAGGATGGCTAGGCTTTGGCGATAAAACATGGAGCCTCAGTAAAATATTTACTGATGCTTGGTCAATTATTACAGGATTCTTTGATTTTGGTGAGGAAGGATTTAGCTTTTCTGCACTAGCATCAAAAGCATGGGAAACTGTTACTGGATTCTTTACATGGGGTGAAGATGCTATTGGATTTTCAATATCAACATTAGCAAGTACTGCTTGGGAAACAGTAAAAGGATTCTTTACATGGGGAGAAAATGCTACTGGATTTTCAATATCAGGATTGTTGACAACAGCATGGGAAACAGTAACAGGTATGTTTGGTTTTGGTGATTTAGCAATACCAAGCATAAAAGATTTATTCCAAGGTATAATTGATAAAGTTAAAGGGTTCTTTACGTTTGATTTTGAAATGCCAAACTTTAAACAGTACTTACCAAAATGGTTAGGTGGTGAAGGCAAATCATTCTTTGGCGCAGAAGGCGACGAGACAGCATCAGTAGAAACACCCGAAGCTCCTGATCCTGCAAGTTTAGACCCAACACAAGCACAAACAGGACTATCAGCACTACAACAGACGCAATCTGTAGTGCAGGCATTTGCTTCAATACCAGAGTTACAAAATAATCTTGAAACATTGAAAAAAGGACTTGACATCAACGGCGTTAGAACGTATACTAGTGCTATGGAGTCTTTAGTAGAAGTTCTCGGAAAATTAAATGACGAACTTGCTAAAGATAACAAATTTGGTCCAGGCAAAGGATCTAATGCAGGAGACGTAGTAGCTAAAATGGATTCAATTGGTGGAGGCGGTGGCAACAGCGATCAACTAAACTCTACAATGGGATCAGTATTAGCTGTATTGTCCGAAATAAGAGATATCGAATTAGGCGTACAAAGAAATACAAAAAATATGGCAAATGGTAATATTGCAACAAGCTCAGTAAGTGTATTACCGGGCTAATGGAGAATTAAATGAGTTGGAAAAAGTACTTCACACCAGTACCAACAGGTGATAATCAAAATGGTAGTTATAGTCCGTTTACATCAAAAAATAGCGGCAATATGGCAGGTCCTGCTCGTTCTAACTATTCAAGTTACTTGCCTGATGTGTATGTAGGTTCGCCTAACAGAGTTGAACGCTACGGACAATACAACACAATGGATCAAGACAGTGAGGTTAATGCTGCACTTGACATCCTTGCTGAATTTTGTACACAAAAAAATAAACAAAATAACACTCCGTTTATAATCGACTTTAAGCAAAAAGCAACTAACTCTGAAGTTACTATTGTTCAAAAATATTTACAGCAATGGAACAAACTACAAAATTTTGAAACAAAGATTTTTAGAATTCTTCGTAATATATTTAAGATGGGAGATCAATTCTTCCTAAGAGATCCAGAAACTAAAAAATGGTTTCATGTTGATCCTGCAAATGTAACACGTATTATTGTAAATGAAAGCGAAGGTAAAGTACCAGAGCAATATGTAATTAAAAATATTAATTTTAACTTTAAAGATGGTGTTGCAACTACTCCGGTAGTAACTAACGGAAATATAACAGGCGGTGGCAACGGCGGACAATACCAATCAACAGGCGGCGCACGTGGAATGGTTGGGCAACCACAGTCAAGCATGGGAGGCTCAAGATTTACAACAGACGATTCTGAAGTTACAGTAAATTCAGAACACGTAGTGCATTTAAGTTTATCCGAAGGTTTAGATCAGAACTATCCGTTTGGTAATAGCTTATTAGAAACTGTGTTTAAGGTATATAAGCAAAAAGAATTATTAGAAGACGCAATTATTATCTATCGTGTACAACGAGCACCAGAAAGAAGAGTATTCTATGTTGATGTGGGTAACATGCCTTCACACCTTGCTATGCAATTTGTAGAACGTGTTAAAACGGAAATACATCAAAGACGTATCCCATCGTCCACAGGAGGAGGTCAAAATGTCATAGACAGTTCATACAATCCCCTGTCAATCAACGAAGATTACTTTTTTCCGCAAACTGCTGAAGGCAGAGGTTCTAAAGTTGAAACATTACCAGGTGGTACTAATCTAGGAGAGATTGATGACCTTAGATACTTTACTAATAAGTTGGTACGCGGCTTACGTATCCCAAGTTCGTACTTACCAACTGGAGCAGATGATTCAGCTGCACAATACAATGACGGAAGAGTGGGCACAGCATATATCCAAGAGCTACGCTTTAATACCTATTGTGAACGTTTGCAAAACCTAGTAGTTGAAGAATTTGATACAGAGTTTAAACGTTATTTGTTAGAAAAAGGAATGAATGTTGATGTTGCAATGTTTGATCTTAAGTTTCAACCACCGCAGAACTTTGCAGCATATAGACAAAGTGAAATTGACAATGCTCGCGTACCAACATATACACAAATGAGTGCAATACCTTATATTTCAAATCGCTTTGCAATGCAACGCTTCTTAGGCATGACAGACGAGGAACTTGCAGAAAACGAACGTTTATGGCGCGAAGAAAACGAAGAGAACTTATCTCCAATTCCTGGAGAAGCTGGCGCAGAAATGCGTGATGCAGGAATTAGTAGCGGCGGAATTAGTAACGACTTAGGAAACTTAGAAGACGAAGTAGATAGCGAAGCTGGTGCTGAGGACGGCGGCACAGATACAGGACCTGAAACAGTAACAGGCACTGAGCTAGGATCTTCTAGTCCAGGAACTGAACAAACGATATAAATAATAATATGATACTGAGAGAATTATTTTACTTTGATCCCGAAACTGTTGAGTCTGTAGATGACAAACGCTACGATGCAGACTCTGATGACTCCCCAATGACTAAGAATGATACTCGCAAGACAAGACTAAGTTTAAAACAGATTCAAAAAATAAGAAAATCATCTGAACTACACAATGAAGAAAAGTTAAAAGAACTTGAGTTTGTTAAACAGATGTATGGAATAACGGCAAACGCAGAAGCTGCCGGAGTATAATAATTGGCAAAAATAGACAAGTCTAAATACACTAAAGAAGAGTGGATTAAGATTCGAGACGAACGTAGGGCAAGAAAATTAAACGATCGAGAAATTAAACAACCCGAACAAAAATCCAAAGTAAATACTCCTTTACTGTTTACACCTAAATTAAAAAATAATGTTGCCTTTGTATTAGGTAACGGTACTAGTCGTAAAAATATAGATCATACACAATTATCTAATAAAGGCACTATATACGGATGTAATGCTTTATATAGAGATTTTGAACCTGATTTTTTAATTGCAGTTGATTCTAAAATGATCTTAGAAATTAATAAATCTGGATACCAACATAGTAATTCAGTATGGACTAATCCTAATCGTGCATTTAATAAAATGACTGGATTTAACTTTTTTAATCCTGGCAAAGGATGGAGTAGTGGTCCAACGGCGTTATGGCTTGCAAGCACACACGATGTACAAGATATATACATAATTGGTTTTGATTATCAAGGAATAGACAATAAAGTTAACAATGTATACGCAAGTACACCAAATTATAAAAAAAATCACGAACCTGCAACATATCACGGAAATTGGTTAAAACAAACATGCACTACATGTCAGAAATATCCTCAAAAGAGATATATAAGAGTAGTAGAAGAAAGGGATCCGTTTATTCCACGAGAATTTTCTAAAATTAACAATTTAACGCATATTACAGTTGAAGAATTTAATAAAATCTTTGATCTTTTGTAATATTAATCAAAACAAGTCGTTTTGAGCCTATTTCTATGTACTTTTCTTAAAATAAAGTAAATATATATTGACAGCCCCACAAAGGAGGCATCTTTGATGCATCCTCTGTGTACACAACATTTATAGGAGTTAAAAATGGCAGATCAAAATAAGTTTGAAAAGATGCTAGAGCTTCTTGTCAACGAAGACAAAGAAGCAGCACAAGAATTATTCCACGAGATTGTAGTTGAAAAATCACGTGATATCTATGAAGGTTTACTAGAAGACGAAGCTGAAGTTGAAGAAGCTACTGACGAAGAAGTAGATGAAGCTACTGACGAAGAAGTAGATGAAGCAGCTGACGAAGATCTAGATGAGTCAGATGACGAAACAGTTGAAGAAGGTTTTGACCTAGATGAGTTTGAAGTAGAAGCTGATCCAATGGCAAACATGGACCAGACAGACGACATGATGGCA